GGGCGAGGCGCAGTACCGCGGCACCCTGAACCTGGAGGACGGGGCGGCCACGGTGATGCGGGCCCAGAACGCAGCGGAACGCATTGAGACCATGATCCAGGCCACGGAGCGGCGGCTGGAAGAGAGCCGGGCGGCCATCGCCCAGCTGGAGAAAACGGCGGCTGCCCCCTTTGCCAAGGCCAAGGAGCTGATTGACGCCCGGGTGCGGGAGGCGGAGATCCTGAAGGAACTGAACCCGCCTACGGACGAGGCACTGGACATCGCGGAGGACGCAGGCGACACCGAGGCCATGCTGGACGAATACGACGAGGCCGAAGGGCCGGAGTTTGACCGGAGCGCCGACGCAGCGCCCCACCCGGAGCGGTGGACGGCCCAGCGGGTGGGCGACAGCGGCAAGGCCCCCATGCGGCTTTCGGACATCATTGAGAAGATCCACCACGACTACGGTCTGAACATCACCAAGGGACATATCCGGGGCAAGGGTGTGCGGGGTCAGTACGACCACCGCAGCAAGGGGATTCGCACGAAGATCGCCAACGACCTGCCTACCACGGCCCACGAGCTGGGCCACGCCCTGAACGACCGCTGGGGGATCCTGGAGAGCGGACTGAGCGCCGCCATGAAGAAGGAGCTTTCCGACGGACTGGGAGCGGAGATGCTGGCGGCCTATCCCCCGAAGGCCTATGTCAGCGAGGGCTTTGCGGAGTATATCCGCAAGTTTTTGCAGAACCGGGAGACGGCAGCCATCGACTACCCGGAATTCACCAGGCACTTTCTGAACCGCATTTCTCCCAAGGACGCCGCCCAGCTGGAACAGCTGGCGGACGAGATCAACGCCTACTACGCCCTGGACGCCGACACAGCTACCAGCTCTATCCGCTTCCGGGAAGAGGGCGGCGCAGACGCCCGCACCTGGGGCGAGAAGATCCAGCAGAAGGCCCACGTACTCTATCAGGCATGGCTGGACAGCAACCACGGCATTCATGAGTTTGACAAGGCCACGGGGGCCAACACCTACCGGCTGGCCAGCAACGCCGCCTACAGCGACGCAATGGCGGGCCAGATCATCACCGGCGACCTGACGGACGCCAACGGCCAGTATGTGGGGCCGGGCCTGAAGGCCGCCCTGCAGGGACTGAACCTGAGCGACGCCAAGGAGTACCGCCTGTTCGGCGAGTATCTGACGGTGAAGCACGGGCCGGAACGGCTGGCGGAGGGCATGCGGATCTTCGCCGACGACCGGAAGAACAGCAGCGCCTGGATGGAGAACCGGCAGGCACAGCTGGAAGCGCAGTACCCGCAGTTCAAGGAGATCTCCCAGCGGCTGTATGAATTCCAGAAGGAATTTCTGCAGACCTGGGGCGTGGGCACCGGCCTGGTGTCGACCCAGTCCGCCGAGGATTGGGCGGATCGCTGGCAGTACTACGTGCCCTTCAACCGGGCAGTGAGCCCGGAGCGCCGGGGCCAGGGGGCCAAGCGGGGCTTTGCCAACCAGACCAGCACCATCAAGCAGGCCCACGGCAGCGGGCTGGACATCGTTCACCCGGTGGACAACATCGTGGCCAACATCGTGAAGATGGTGAACGCCGGCGTCCGCAACAACGTGATGCGCCGGATCACCGATGAGGCGCAGCGGCTGGGGATTGACGCCAGCTTTTTGGAGAAGGTTCCCACGCCGGTGGTGCGGAAGGGCTTTGACATGACCGGGGTAAAGACCCAGCTGACAGACTGGATTGAGCAGAGCAGCATGCAGCTGGACGGCAAGCAGCAGGCCGAGGGGATCATCAGCAGTCTGGACGACGTGCTCTACCAGTACGGCAGAGGCAAGGCCCACGGCGACGTGATCACCGTTCTGAAGGGAGGCAACCAGGAGTTCTGGAAGATCAACGATCCCCTTCTGCTGCAGAGCCTGACCAATATGAGCCAGAAGAAGCTGGACGGGATCCTGGACGCCTACGCAATGGTGAGCCGGTTTATGACCGGCAACATCACGGGGAACAACATCATCTGGTCTCTGTTCTCCAACTTCCCCCGGGATCTGGGCACGTTCTTTGTGTACTCCAAGGTGCGGAACCCGGCCAAGGTATTCTCTTCGATGGGCAGCGCCTACGTGAACAAAATCAAGGGAGAGAACGCCGACCCCATGTACAAGGAATTTCTGGCGATGGGCGGCGGCAACACCAGCGCATACACCGCCGACCGGGATCTCGCCAAGAAGGCCCGGAAGAGCCTGAGCGGGAAAAAGTTCAGCGCCAACCCGCCGGACTGGATCGCCTTTGTGAGCGACACGGTGGAAACCGGCCCCCGGTACGCCACCTACAAGCTGATGCGGCAGGCGGGCATGAACCCGCAGGAGGCATTCTATGAGGCGATGGACATCACGGTGAACTTCCGCCGGGGCGGCGACATCGCCCGGCAGATCAACAAGGTGGTTCCCTTCTTCAACGCCAGCGTGCAGGGCCTGGACAAGTTCCGGCGGTGGATCTCCGGCAGCGACGCCCCCACCGGGGAGCGGGCCAAGGTGGTACGGGGGCGGGTGATCGCCTACCTGGCCGCCAGCGCGGCCCTGGCAGCCCTGTTCTACGCTCTGAACAACGGGGACGAGGAAGCCAAGGAAGACTATCACCAGCTGTCCAACTACACCAAAAACAGCTACTGGAACATTCCCCTGGGGGACGGCAAGTACTTTTCGATCCCCAAGCCCCGGGAACTGGCGGTGCTGTCCAGCTTCTTTGAGACGTGCATGGAGTACGGCGAGGGCGGGAACAAGCACGCCTTTGACGAGTTCTACGACTACGCCACGGACAACTTCCTGCCCAGCGTGGCCAGCGACATCGCACAGATCCCGACAAAGGGCCTGCTGGAAGCTGGTGTTGGTATTGTCGGAAGCACAGGCATTCTCGGAACGGTGGCCTATATGGGGGCCAACCGGGACTTCCTGGGGCGGCCCATCGTGTCCAGCGGACTGCAGAATCTGGAACCCAAGGATCAGTACACGGAGCGCACCAGTAAGATCGCCTACTGGGTGGGCCAGGCCTTCAACACAAGCCCGCAGATGGTGGATTACTTCTTTAACGCCACCCTGGGGGGCTGGTGGAAATACCAGAAGGCCCTGTTCCCGGTGGGCAGCGAGAACGTGGATCTGACGCTGGGCGTGCAGAACAGCTACATCAAGGACAACCAGTACTCCACCGACCTGGTGAACTGGCTGTACGGCAAGGCGGAGGCAAGCCAGAAGGCGAAGAACAGCGACAGCGGCAACATGGAGAAGGCCATCACCTACAAGATGGACGACAGCATGAAAACCTTCTACTCCCGGTACTACGCCCTGGCAAAGAACAATCCGGAGACCACCTACACCCGGGGCACCCGGCAGACGGTGCTGAGCATGATCGCCGAGTATCAGAAGGCAGCGGACGAGGGCACCACCACCCGGAGCCAGGACGCCGTTTACAAGGTGTGCGAGCAGGCGGGCACCACGGAATACCTGCCCGCCGTAATGCAGAGCACCATCAAGGACGGAGAGGGGGCCTCCCGCACGCTGTCTGACGTGCAGTATGTGGAGTATCAGACGGACTACCTGCGGCTTTACTGGGAGCATGTGGAGGCCGACCTGGACACCACGGCCAGCCAGGCGGAGCAGGTGGCCGTCCTGAAGGCGGCCCGGGACGTGGCCAAAGAGGAGGCCACCAACCGGACGCTGGCCCGGATCGGAGCGCCCAGGACGGACTACTTCGACAAGTACGGCGACGTGAGCACGGATAAGGTGATCGAGTTCAAGGCCCAGGCGGATCTGGCCAACGACGACGGCAGCCTGAAGCAGGACGAGATCATCAACATCATTGAGATCATGATCGAAGACGGGCTTTCCTATGAGGACGCCTACGCCCTGTTCCATTCCAAATACGACAGCGACAAGAAAAACCCCTGGCGGCGATACAAGCCGTAAGAGGAAGCCCCGGCGGGTCAATCCCGCCGGGGCTTTTGTCATTCGCTACCATTATTTTTCTGGAGTGCCAGGTATGCCCAAATAGCAAGCAGAAAGGCAATGCAACCCGCACCACCGGAAAGCCATGACGGTGCATGTAAAGCGGAGAGCAGCCACGCAATTCCAAACGGCCACGCCGAGCACATAGTAAGTCCTGCTAAAATCACAATCATTTCCCGACGCTCTTTCATTTCCCTGTCCCCCTCTCTGCCTCTGGGATATACACCCAATGTCCATTGCTGTCCACATAGTAGTCTACACCCTCTTTTGCGCCATCCCAGGCTTTTTCTCGGGTCTCCAGGAAGTCATCGGCATTTTTTATCAATTCCTGCTGCTCTGCTTCCTGCCGCAGACGCTGCGCTTCACGGTGCTGACGGATCAGGAGAGCGCCGCAGACCAGAACGGCACAGCAGAGCAGACCGGCGACAAAGGCCAGGACGGGAGGGCACTTCTTTTTCAGGCGAAGAGCGCCGACCACCTCGCCGGTGGAGCTATCCACCACAAGATGCCGCTTCGGGATGGCGGCTTTCTTTTTCCTCATAAACGACCCCTCCTGTTGAAAATATTCCCCGCTGCGGGGGTGAAATGGGAAAGCGTGGTTTGTTATACTGGTAGAAACAATGGAATAAGGCAGGTGATACCAATGGAGTGGAACATCATTGTGGGGCTGGTATGCACGGTGCTGGGCGCGGTCATCAGTTATGCCACTTTCTCCCGCAACAAGGGGAAAGACGACAGGAGCAGCGGCCAACAGCTCGGCACCGTTTTGACAGAGCTGGGGTACATCAAGTCCAATACGGACGAGATCAAGACGGAACAACGGGAGCAGCGCAAGACCAACACAGCGGTGGAGGGCCGTCTGGCTGCCGTGGAGGCCAGCACCAAATCTGCACACCACCGCATTGACCATCTGGAGGCGGTACGAGATGAAGAACATTAAGACGACCACGCGGCGGCTGTTCGTAACAACGCAGATCGCCGCGCTGGGGTGGGTCACGATGTCCTACCTCATCGCCCTGTACGCCACGGTGCGCCTGGGCCAGGTGTTCCCGGTAACGGAGCTGAGCCAGCAGGCCATCACCACCATTCTGGGTGTAAATGTCCTGAAGGTGGTGGAGAACATCTTTGAGCACAACGACGGTGTGGTGTTCGGCAAGAGCAACGCACCGGAGAAGAAAATTGAACGAGATTGCTAAAGGAGGAAACCGCAATGAAAACCTATATCGGCACAAAAATCATTGAAGCAACGCCCGCTATTCGCAAGGGCGGCAATGTCTACGAAAAGAATCAGCCTATCCCCAGAAGTATGGATCCCGTGGAGGAAGGCTACAAGGTTCGCTACCCGGACGGCTATGAGAGCTTTAGTCCTAAGGCCGTGTTCGAAAAGGCGTATCTGGAGGTAACGCCCAACGCTAACCTGAAGACAGACTCCCCTTCCATCAGTCAGAGTATGGTAGATGATTTCATTGTGTCCACCGATGTGATCACAATGGGAAACAAATGCACTGTTGTCCGGGCTACTCTGCGGAACGGCTTTGAGATCGTGGAAAGCAGCGCCTGCGTCAGCCCGGAAAACTACGACGAGAAGCTGGGGGCGGAGATCTGCATGGAGAAAATCAAAGACAAAGTCTGGTTCCTGCTGGGATTCCTGTTACAGGCGGCGGTTCACGGCGTAGCCATCGTGGAATAAAGAAAGGAGCATTCTTATGGACATTACCCCTATCATCAATGCAGGCATTATGCTGATCGCCGCTCTGATCTCGGCCTTCGTGATCCCCTGGATCAAGAAGAAGGCCAGCGCCTGCGACCTGGAAGAGCTGCAGGCCTGGACGAAGATCGCCGTGACGGCAGCGGAGCAGCTGTACACCACCCTGGAGGGAGATAAGAAGAAGCAGTACGTGCTGAAATATCTGTCCGAAAAGGGCTATGACGTTCACGACGACGATATTGAGAATACCATTGAGGCCGCCGTTCTGGAGCTGCACAGCCAGCTGTACGGAGCCAGCAAAGAAGGCGGCGCGGCATGACGGAGCAGGAGCTGCGACAAAAGATCGTGAGCACGGCCAGAGGCTGGCTGGGCCGCAGGGAGAGCGATGGCAGCCACCGGGCCATCATCAACCTTTACAACACCCACAAGCCCCTTGCAAGAGGCTATCAGGTGCAGTACACGGACGCATGGTGCGCCACCTTCGGCAGCGCTGTGGCCATACAGTGCGGGCTGACGAACATTATCCCAACGGAGTGCGGATGCGAACGGCAGATCGCACTATTCCGGCAGCTGGGCCGCTGGGTGGAGGACGACAGCTACACCCCGGCACCAGGAGACTACATCTTTTACGACTGGCAGGACAGCGGTACAGGCGACTGCACCGGCAGCGCCGACCATGTTGGCATTGTGGAAACCGTCGGCGGCGGGAAAATCACCGTGATCGAAGGCAACTACAGCAACAGTGTGAAGCGGCGCACCCTGAAGATCAACGGCAGGTATATCCGGGGCTACGGTGTGCCGAACTATGCCAGCCAGGCGGATAAGGAGGAAGAAACAATGGATCAGGCGACTTTTGACAAGCTGATGGACAACTGGCTGCAGCGTCAGGGAGCCGCCGCTCCCTCCGATTGGAGCCAGGAGGCCCGGGCATGGGCGGAGGAAAACGGGATCATCAACGGCAATGACAAGGGCCAGAAGATGTACCGCTCTTTCTGCACCCGTGAGCAGCTGGCGGTGATCCTCTACCGGATCGTGAAGCAGCTGAACCGGAAGTAACTTTTCCGCACTGGGAACTCTCGCTTTTTCTCGGCTTTAATCATCTTTTTTATAAAGAATAGCACGCCTTCATGGTATCGTCAATATGCAAAAGATGATTAGAAGGAGGCTGGGCTATGCGGGTCTATCCCATGAATGAGAAGGAGTTCAACCTGTCCGGACGACGGATCCGGGAGGCACGGCTGCGGCAGGGCCTGAGCCAGGAGGAACTGGCGGTGAAGCTGCAGCTGCTTGGGCTCCAAGTGGGCCAGATGGCCGTGAGCCGCATGGAGACCGGCAAGCGGTTCATACCGGACTTTGAACTGCCGGTACTGGCCCAGGCGCTGGGTGTCACAACGGACTGGCTTTTAGGGCAAGAATAATCCCCCCTACACAGGATGTAGGGGGGATTATTGCTGCTCGGCCACAACACCTGCCGTCTTGCAGACAGACAGAATTCCGGCTATGATTTAATCATCAAACGCATAACAGGAGGGATCTTCATGCGCCTGAGCTGGAACGATATGCTGACTATTGAGAAACTGCTGAAGAAGGGCTGCAAGGCTCCGGCTATTGCCCGGAAGATCGGGTGCAGCGACCAGGCTATCTACGACGAGATCAAGCGGGGCCGGGTGGAGATCCTGGACAGTGAGCTGGAGCCAAAGGTGGTTTACTCCCCGGAAATGAGTATGGCTGTCCGGGAGCGGGGAAACAAGAACCGGGAGAAGCCCCTGAAGATCGGCAGCGACCACGCCCTGGCCGCCTTCCTGGTGGACAAGATCGGTGAGCAGGGCTACTCCCCCTCTGCCGTCTGCGCCATGCTGGGCAAAACACCGGAAACTACCTTCAGCTGCACGCTGACCCGGCAAACGGTATACCGTTACATCGACCTGGGCTATCTCTGGCCCCTGACCAACAAGAAGCTGCGGTACAAAGGGAACCGGAAGCGGAGATACTGCAAGGTTCGCAGCCAGAAGCGGGCCAGCGCCGGAACCAGCATTGAGCACCGCCCGGACTATATCAACAACCGGGAGGAGCCGGGCCATTGGGAGATGGACAGCGTGGAAGGCAAGAAGAAGACCAAGCGCACCATGAACGTCATGACAGAGCGCGTCACCCGGCACGAACTGGCCAAGCTGATGCGGGTTCAGACTGCTGCCAGCGTGGTGGATCAGCTGGATCACATGGAGCTAAAGCTGGGCACGGAGAAATTCCGGGAGATCTTCAAGAGCATCACCGTGGACAACGGGCACGAGTTTTCCGACTGCGAGGGCATGGAGCGCAGCTTCCTGCACCCGGAGGAGAAGCGAACGAAGATTTACTACTGCCACCCCAACTGCCCAGGGGAGCGGGGCAGCAACGAAAAGCAGAACCAGATGATCCGCTGGTTCTTCCCCAAGGGGACGGATTTCACCCACGTACCGGATCATGTCATACAGAAGGCCATCGACTGGATCAACAACTACCCCCGCCTCCTGCTGGACTGGCACAGCTCCAACGAATTGTTCCAGACCTTCCTGGAAAGCTGCGGATAGTGCTTCACGGGAAACGGAGAAAACTTTTTACGGTTTTTCCAAGTTTAGTACTTGACATTTGCAGATGCAAATGCAATAATCAAACTTGGAAAAAGGTTCATGCCTTTTCTCCAAGTTTTTTCTTTTTCCAGAGCCCAACGGGCGGCCAATTACAGATCCATCGGAAACGTTGGTACAGCCGCCGCCCGGAGGGGCAAAACACAGAGAGGAGGATACCTGAGATGGCACGGCTGACTTTAAGCGACCGGAGGGCGCTGGCGAAGATGTACGCCGACGAGAAGAGCGTGGCCGAGATCGCCGTGAAGCTGGGCTGCAGTCCCCAGACCGTCTATGACGAGCTGAAGCGGGGCCGAACCGGCCAGCTGGACAAGAACCAGCGCCGGGCATACGACCCGGATCTGGGGCAGCGGGTGGTGCAGGCCAATGTGCGCCACTGCGGGAAGCGGAGGCGCGTCACATGACAAGAGAGGGCAAGCGCGTCCGGCGGAGGCAGCGGCGCAGCCGGAGAAGAGGACGCATTTTCTGCGTGCTGTTCCTGCTCCTGCTGCTTCTGACGCTGGCACACATTCTGAGCGGCACGCCGAAGGAGGCGCCGGAGGCCCCGGCGGAGCCGGAACCCACGGTGAGCACCCTTCCGGCGGCAGAGCCTCCGACGGAGGAGCTTCCGGCGGTGGAGCCGGTGGTCTATCACGAACCAAACCCCCAGGAAATCCTGGCGAAGCTGGTATGGGGCGAGGCGCGAGGCTGTTCCAGGACGGAGCAGGCCGCTGTTGTATGGTGCGTGATGAACCGGGTGGACGACGGCCAGGGCGACATCGTGGAAGTGGCCACGGCCCCCTGCCAGTTTTACGGCTACGACCCGGAAAACCCGGTGGATCCGGAGATCCTGGCACTGGTGCGGGACGTTTTGACCCGCTGGGGCATGGAGCAAGCCTGCATCGGCAGCGTGGGCCGGGTGCTGCCGAAGGAGTACCTGTACTTCACCGGCGACGGCACCCACAACTACTTCACCACAGAGTGGAACGGCGGGCAGACCTGGGACTGGAGCCTGGGGAGCCCCTACGAGGAGGGCTGAGTATGGCGAATATTGCGGAACTGCTGGACAAGCTGAAGGACGCCCGGCAGACGGTTGAGCTGGTGGACGCGTGCTGCATGAGGGTATGCACCGACACCAAGCACTTCGGCTGCCCCTACGGGGACGAGGGCGTAAGGGACTGCGCCGAGCGGCTGCAGGAGGCCTACGAGGACACCGTGGAGAATCTGCTGCAGCTGGCGGAGGCGCTGGTTTCGGGCGCGGCGGTGTATGGCGGCTACATCTCTTCCGTCGAGGATGCGGCGGAGGCAAAACGGGAACTGGCGAAACAGGCTGCGCAATGCGTGGAACGCGTGATGATCGACAATGACATATTCACGGTGGATGGTGACACGGTTAGGTGGAAGCTGCTGCTTTACGGAGGGGGTGGAGCGAATGGATCTTCACATGAGGCAGTTTGACGGCATCACCTTCGGCATGGAATCTCAGAACGCCGCAGGGCTCAGAGCGCTGAAGAAAAAGGTGTTCTTTGCCGAGGTCACGCCCAGAGGCTATTCTCACCCCGTGACGTTTGCCACAGATGCCGCGGTGATCTGCAACGAAGAGGGACGCCTGAGAGGCATGGCCCACAACGTGAAGTTTCTGGGCGTGGACTTCGTGGGGCCGATCCTGATTGTGGGCGTGGCCGATGACGAGTTCACAGATCTTTCCCCGGAGCATATGGGCTTTCTGTTGGACGGCCTGAAAACGGCCGCCGGGGAGGGCGGAACATGAACCGATTACAGGAACGGCGGATGGCGCTGGGGCTGACCCAGCCCCAGGTGAGCCAGCGGCTGAAGGCCGTGGATCCCCGCATGGACGTGGGCATGGTGAGCCGGTTTGAGCAAGGGGTATGCCTGCCCACGGCAGAGATTCTGGGAGCCCTGGAAGCCGTCTTGCAAGCCCCCAGGACGGAGCTTTTCGGCGAGGACGAGCTGGCGATGATCCCCGGAGGCGAACCCGCCAGAGAGGGCGTGACGCCCACCACAGCCAGGCTGCGGGAGGTGATCCCCTTCGGGCGGCGCAACGCCATCGGGCGGAATGCCCTGGCCCGGAAGCTGGGCATGGGCGACCGGCAGACCCGGCGGGCCATTGAGGAAGCCCGGGCAGAGGGGCTGATCATTCTCTGCGAGTGCAACGGGCGGGGCTACTACCAGAGCCGCGACCTGGACGAGATCTACCACCAGTACCGGCAGGACACCAGCCGGGCGATGGCCATTCTGAAGCGGCGCAAGCCCATGCGCGACCTGCTGAAGGCGGCAGGCCGCAGCGTATGAAGGAGGACAAGGACATGGAACAGGAAAAGACGGTTTACACCTGCGCGGATCGGGAACACGACGCCTGGATCTGCGGGGCGTGCGGGTACATCGAGGACTTCGAGGCGGACGGGCCGGTGGAAAACGGCTGGCGCTTCTGCCCCGGCTGCGGGCGGGAGATCGAGGTGGCCGATGATGCGTGACTTCGATCTTCCCGAGCGGCCATTGGAGCCACGGTCGCCGGAGCCCCAGCCCTGCTGCCCCTGGTGCGGCGAGGAGTGCGAACACCTCTACCGGGATCGGACGGGGGAAATCGTGGGCTGTGAGAACTGCGTGGATACGCTGGACGCTTGGGAATACCGCCATCTGGCGGTGTGAGGGCAAAGGGACAGGAGGACGGCATGGACAAGATCAGGAAGGTAAGCACCCGGCACATGAGCCGGGAAGAATGGCTGGGCTGGCGGCGGCACACCGTCGGCGGCAGCGACGCAGCGGCCATTGTAGGCCTGTCCCGCTGGGCCACCCCTTACACCGTATGGGCAGACAAAACGGGCCGCCTGCCGGAAAAGCCGGACACGGAGGCTATGCGGCTGGGGCGGGATCTGGAAGAATACGTGGCCCGGCGGTGGTGCGAGGCTGCCGGGAAGCGGGTGCGGCGGGTACAGGCCCTGCTTTACAATCCCCTCTACCCCCACTCCCACGCAGACGTGGATCGCATGGTGGTGGGCGAAGACGCAGGACTGGAATGCAAGACCACCTCTGCCCTGGACGTGAAGCAATTCAATGGGGTGGAATTCCCGGAGAAGTACTACGCCCAGTGCGTCCACTACTTGGCCGTGACCGGCGCAGCACGCTGGTACCTGGCGGTTCTGGTATTCGGGCGGGGCTTTTTCACCTACACCCTGGAACGGGATCAGGCCGAGATCGACGCCCTGATGGGGGCGGAGAACGACTTCTGGCGGCTGGTGGAGGAGGACATCCCACCGGCGCCGGACGGCACAGAGGCCACCACGGAAGCCCTGCAGACCATCTACCGGGAAAGCCGGAGCGAGGAGCGGCAGCTCTTTGGCCGGGAGGCCGTGCTGGAGGAATACGGCCAGCTGAAGCGGCAGAAGAAGGCCATTGACCTGCGGCTGGGAGAGATTGAGAACACCCTGAAAGAGGACATGCAGGAGGCAGAAAAGGGCAGCTGCGGCCGGTGGGATATTTCCTGGAAGAGCCAGGTACGCAGCAGCTTCCAGGCCAAGGCCTTTGCGGCGGCCTATCCGGCCATCGATCTGACGCCTTTTTACAAGGTCACTACAACGCGGCCCTTCAAGGTCAGCGAACAGAAGAACGAGGAATAAACGCCCACAGGGCGAAACAGGAGGACAACAATATGAACGCAATTCAGAAGGCAGCAAGCAGCCAGGTGAGCAACCGCAGCACCGCGCGGCCCACCATGCAGCAGTACATCAAGCAGATGGAGGGAGAGATCCGAAAGGCCCTGCCCTCCGTTATCACCCCGGAGCGCTTCACCCGGATCGTGCTCAGCGCCCTTTCCACCAATCCGAAGCTGGCACAGACCACACCCCAGAGCTTCTTGGGGGCCATGATGACGGCGGCCCAGCTTGGCCTGGAGCCCAACACGCCCCTGGGGCAGGCCTACCTGATCCCCTTCCGCAACCACGGCACGCTGGAATGCCAGTTCCAGCTGGGGTACAAGGGATTGATCGATCTGGCGTACCGCAGCGGCGAGGTCAGCGTGATCCAGGCACAGGTGGTTTACGACAACGACGAGTTCTCCTACTCCTTCGGGCTGGAGCCCCAGCTCAAGCACGTACCGGCCAAAAGCGACCGGGGCGAGCCCATCGCCGTGTATGCCGTGTTCCGCACCAAGGACGGCGGCTATGGCTTTGAGGTTATGAGCATGGACGACGTGAGGGCCCACGCCAGAAAGTACTCCAAGAGCTTCGGCAACGGCCCCTGGCAGACCAACTTCGAAGAGATGGCCAAGAAGACCGTACTGAAGCGGGTGCTGAAGTACGCGCCGCTGAAGAGCGACTTCGTCCGGGGCATGGCCCAGGACGAAACCATCAAGACGGAGATCAGCGAGGACATGTACAGCGTGCCGGGCGTTGTGATTGAGGCGGAGGACGCAGACTACCGCGATGTGCCGGAAGCAGATCCTGCCACCGGCGAAGTGCTGGAGAGCGGCCCTGACGAAGACGAGCAGCAGACCATCTAAGCGAGGAGGAAGCGCCCATGATCCCGTGGATACAGGTTTACAGCAACCTTCCGCAGCACAGAAAGACCTCCCACCTGGCAGAGGAGCTGAAACTCAGCAGCGCTGCCGTCGATCCCAATATGGTTGCCGTGGGTATTTTGGTAGGCCTGTGGACGTGGGCCATTCAGAACGCCTACGACGGCGATCTGAGCGGCTGCAGCCCGCGCACCATCGCCAACGCCTGCCAATGGAAGAAGAAGCCGGAGGCTCTGGTGGAGGCCCTGAAGAAGTCCGGCTGGCTGGACGGGGACATGCGGCTGCATGACTGGGAGGAATACGCCGTTCAGCTGATGGATCAGGAGGAAACCAGAAAGGCCCGGCAGCGTGACCGGGTGAAACGTTACAGGGACAAGAAATCCTCCGGGGGATATGACGATGCACTCGTTACAGGTAACGTTACAGGTGACGCTGTGTGTAACGTTACAGCAACGTCACGAAGCGTTACAGGTGACGTTACGGTAACGCTCCCCCCTTCTTCCCCCCTCCCTTTTCCCCCAGACCCCCTTATCTCTCCCCCCTATATCCCCCCTAACCAGACCAGACCAAACCAGACCAGACCAATCTTTTCTGGTGGTGGTGGTGACGCGGGTGCGCGTGCGCAAGACAGCGTGGCCGATTTTTGCATTGACCGGAACAGCGACCCGGACGAATACTTCGGCATGACGCCGGAGATCCGGGCGGAGGTGGCCGCCATCACCGACGCCATCTTTGCCCGATTCACCACCCGGCCCGCCACGGAGAACGACCGCAGCCAGGTGTTTCTGGCCCTGTACGACAGCCGCAGGGACGAGGCCACCGGCCAATGGGTCATGACGCTGCCGGAGGAGAACAAGCGGCTGCTGATGTACGCCTTCGAGGCGGCATCCAACGCAGGAAAGTCCGGGGACTGGCGGTACATCACCGGCGTTTTGGCCAGGCTCCGGCAGCGGGGTATCAGCACCCTGGCACAGGCAGAGGACTACGACGAAGACCGCAGCACAGAGCGGCTGTGAGTTGGCGGCAGAGGGAGGGAAACGGCGGTATGGCTGACTACTGGCACAAGGCGTGGGCGTGCCCGTTCTACGCCTGGAGCGATAAGCTGCGGGTCAGCTGCGAGGGCGGCGGGACGCTGATCTTCCCGGATGTGGAAGCGGCGGTGGAGTACATGGATAGC